CTAAGAACACAGAGGATGCATTACAGATTGTAGAACAAATACTACCATTCTTTACACCAGATTTTACAGTGACAATGACTACAGTGCCAGGCACATCTGAAAAAAGAGATGTCCCTATTGTACTACAAGATGTGTCTTATACAGACGAATATGAAGGAGACTTCCAGTCTCGTAGAATTATTACATGGAATTTAAACTTTGAAATGAAAACCTATCTATATGGTTCTATATCATCTTCTGAAATTATTAGAGATGTTCGTGCAAGAACATACATTACAGATGATGGTCAAGTAGATGTAAATGCTGGAAGACAAAGTGAGATTAAACAAGTACCTAATCCTACTAATGTAAGTCCAGAAACAAGTCCACTAAATATAACTGAAACCATAAACTTTTTTGATGGAAACGACTTTGATTACAATACAGACAAGTCTAATATTTAATTATGAAAAAATCTATAGATGAAAAACTAGATGAACTTCTAGACATCAACAACGAAGCAGAAGAAGTCGTTAAAGAAACCAATAAACAACTCATTCCTAGAGACCCTAATGGTCGTTTTACAGAAAGGAAGGGTGAACAACAGGTTGACTATAAATACACCAGAAACACGCTGTATGGACTTGTAGAGAGGGGTCAAGATGCTATTGAAGGAATCCTAGACCTTGCAAAAGAAAGTGAACATCCGCGAACCTATGAGGTCGCAGGACAATTAATTAAAACAGTATCCGAAACATCTGAAAAGTTATTACAAATACAAAAGATGATGGACGATTTAGAAGATGATAAACCCAAACATCAAACAACAAATCAAAACTTGTTTGTAGGGTCTACTGCTGAATTGCAGAAACTATTGAAGAAACAGAATGCCGAAACCGAAGAATGAAGGATATCTAGGTAATTCCCAAGTAAAAAGAAGCGGAGTTGCCGAAGAATGGGATGACCAAAAGGTTCAAGAGTATTTAAGATGTACTCGTGACCCAGCTTATTTCATATCAAAATACATAAAAATCATATCACTAGACGAGGGGTTAGTTAACTTCAACCTATATGAATATCAAGAAAATCTTATTAATCACTTTAATGATAACAGGTTTAACATTGTCCTTGCCTGTAGACAATCTGGAAAGTCAATCACAGTATGTGCCTATCTCTTATGGTATCTCTTGTTCCATCCAGAACAAACAGTTGCCATATTGGCAAACAAAGGTGCAACTGCAAGAGAAATGTTATCTCGTATAACCACAATGTTAGAAAATGTACCATTCTTTTTACAGCCAGGCACTAAAGCACTAAACAAAGGAAGTATTGATTTTGAAAACAATTCTAGAATCCTTGCATCTGCAACTACGACATCATCGATTCGTGGTTTATCTGTTAACCTTCTTTATCTTGATGAGTTTGCCTTTGTAGAAAATGCAGAACCATTTTATACTGGTACATATCCAGTAATTACATCTGGTAAAAACTCAAAGGTTATTATTACATCTACTGCAAATGGAGTAGGTAATATGTTCCATCGTATCTGGGAATCATCGGTTACAGGGTCAAATGAGTTTGCAAACTACCAAGTTAACTGGAATGATGTGCCAGGCAGAGATGAAAAATGGAAAGAAACTACCATTGCAAATACATCAGAGTTGCAGTTTGAACAAGAATTTGGTAATTCGTTTTTAGGAACAGGGAGAACATTAATACCATCTAATATTATTTTAGGATTATTATCTGAAACTCCTCAAGAATTATATGGTCAATGTAGAGTTTATAAGAAACCTAAACCACATCATGAGTATATAATGACAGTTGATGTTGCAGAGGGTAAAGGATTAGACTATTCTACATTTACTATATTTGATATACATGATGGTAATATGTTTGAACAAGTATGCACATTTAGAGATAATATGATATCTCCTATGTTACTACCAGATATATGTGCAAAATATGGTAAGTTATACAACGATGCACTTATTATTGTAGAGAATAATAATCAAGGTACAATGGTTTGTAGAGAGTTATATTACGAATTAGAGTATGAAAATATGTTTATGACAAGTTCGGTCAAGGCAGATGGAATAGGAGTTAGAATGACCAGGAAGGTCAAAGCACAAGGATGTGCAGCTCTTAGAGAAATAATGGAAGAAAATAAACTCTATATAAGGGATACAGACACCATACAAGAGTTTGCAACTTTTGTATCAAAGGGACAATCTTGGCAAGCAGATGGTGGTTGTCATGACGATATGGTAATGAATTGTGTCATGTTTGCATGGTTTGTTAGTACACCATTGTTTAAAGATATGTCAAGTGCAGATTTAAAATCTATGTTATATGCAGAAAAACAAAAAGAAATCGAAGACGATATAGTCCCAATAGGTATTATAGATAGTGGTAGAGGTGCAGATTCATTCACAGAAGGTGGTGATATATGGACAGTTGTAGACAATGATGACAATTATGGGACTTTTTAAAATCAAAGAAATACTAAATACTATGGACGAACAACAAAATATGTGGTTCGGTCAGAATAGAAATAAACTTTTTATGGGAGAAAACTAAAATGGCATTTCAAGTATCACCTGGCGTACAGGTCAGAGAAATCGATGTTACAAATGTAGTTCCAGCAGTTTCATCAAGTATTGGTGCATTTGCTGGGGAATTTAGTTGGGGCCCAGTTGATGAAGTTAGAACTATTACATCTGAGAAAGAATTAGTATCAGTGTTTGGAGACCCCAAAGAACAGGGTAGCGATGGTTACAATACTGTTTTAGGGAAGAAAGAACACTTTTACTCAGCTGCAAACTTTTTGAAGTATGGAAACAACTTAAAAGTAGTTCGTGGGCATAATGGTATTACCGCTGGTTCAACAGGGCAAATGCTTAATGCAACAACAGGTTCAGCTGGAATTCTAATTAAAAACTCTACACATTACTATGAGTCAAACTACCATACTGGTAGTGCAGCTGGTAGTGCTGGTTTATTTGCCGCAAGGTGTGTTGGGTCTCTCGGTAATAGTTTAAGAGTATCTATGTGTGCTGGTGTAAATGCTTATTCACAAGTTAATGTTACCACTGTAGATGATGGTGCAATGTCTGTAGGACATGAAACTGTTACAGTTGCAGATGGAACTAAACTTGTAGTAGGAGACATCATCACATTCGCAGGTTCTGCGTTTAGATATAAAATATCAGCAATATCTTCAAACGATATTACTTTCCACTTAGAGACTGATAAGACTCAGAAATTACAAGCTGTACCAACTAATGGTGCAAACATTTCAAGAGAGTGGGAATTTGCAGGCAGTTTCACTAAAGCTCCTGGCTCTAGTCCAGATGCACTTGCAAACAGTTCATCTTTAGATGAAGTGCATATTATCGTTGTAGATGAAGATGGTAAGATTACAGGAATACCTGGCGAAATCTTAGAAGTATTTGAAGGTCTTTCAATGGCATCAAATGCTAAAGACTCAGAAGGTAATTCAAACTACTATGCAGATAAAATTAGATACAACTCAAACTACATCTTCTGGACAAACCACGACAATTCAGCATTATCAGAAGCAGGAAACACATTCGCAGCCGCAGGGACAGCGTTTGATACACATAACTTACCTTTAGGTGGTAATTTATCACATGGGTTAGATGGGTATCCTTTATCTTCTGGTGCAAAGAACACAGCAAACACCAACTTTTTTGGTGATGCAGAAACTCAAGATGTTGACTTTATCATTGCAGGCCCTATGGATGGGTACAGTAGTGGTTCAGTGGTATCGACACTTGCTGAGGCAACAACGCAAGCAAATAATTTAATCGCATTATGTGAAGCAAGAAAAGACTGTATGGCAGTCATTTCACCTCGTAAAGCTGATTGTGTAAACAACAGTGGTAGTGAGTCAACAGATGTTATCACATTTGCAGAATCATTAACTTCAAGTTCATATGCAGTAATGGATAGTGCATGGTGTTATCAATACGATAAGTACACTGATAACTACTGTTATGTACCTGGCTGTTCACATACAGCAGGTCTTATGGCAAGAACTGATTCTGAAAGAGATGCATGGTTCTCACCAGCTGGATTTAACAGAGGACAAATCTTAGGTATTACTAAATTGTCTTTCAATCCAAATCAAGCTGAAAGAGATGCACTATATAGAAAGAGAGTTAATCCATTAGTAACTTTCCCTGGCCAAGGGACAGTTTTATTTGGTGATAAAACTCTTCTTGCAAGTGCAAGTGCATTTGATAGAATTAATGTTAGAAGATTATTCATTGTTATGGAGAAGGCAATCGCAACAGCTGCTAAATTCCAATTATTCGAATTTAACGACGCGTTTACAAGAGCTCAATTTAGAGCAACGATTGAACCTTTCCTAAGACAAGTAAAAGGAAGACGAGGAATAGTAGATTTCCAAGTTGTTTGTGACGACACAAATAACCCACAATCAGTTGTGGATGCAAATCAATTCCAAGCGTCTATTTTCGTTAAACCTAATAGAAGCATCAACTTCATTACACTAAACTTCGTTGCAGCTAGGTCTGGTGTAGAATTCGAAGAAGTATATGGTGCAACTAATACCCAGTATGGAAACTAAGGAGTAAGACATGGCAACTATAGATGAATTTAAGTCGCAGTTGATAGCTGGTGGAGTTCGTTCCAACAGATTTAAAGTCTTTGTACCTAGAATGGGTGAGAACATAGAATTTATGTGCAAAACTGCCGCAATTCCTGGCTCAACCCTTCCAGTAGTCGAAGTACCTTTTAGAGGTCATAGACTTAAAATTGCTGGGGATAGGACTTTCGAAGATTGGACAATTACAGTAATCAACGATGTAAACTTTACTGCTAGAACAGCAGTAGAACAATGGATGGAAAGCATACAAGAATTAGATAGTGGTGTTGGTGCAACTGACCTAGAGTATCTAGTTTCAAGAGCAACTATATCTCAATTAAATAGGGATGACAGTATTATTGCAACATATGAGTTGTATAATATGTACCCTCAAACAGTAGCACAAATTGATTTATCATATGATACTGCTGATGAGATACAGACTTTTGATGTAACATTCAGTTATTCTCACTGGGAAAGAACTCTTTAATTAGAGTTCCTTCTTTAGTGTTATAAATATATATTATGGAAATATTTGGATTTGAAATAAAGAGGAAGAACGCAGAGGAATTAGCACCATCCTTTGTTGCACCTATTAATGACGATGGGGCTCAAGTTTTAGAAGTTGGGCAAGGTGGTTATGCAATAGGTGGTGGAATGGCCCAAGGGACATTCGTAGACATGGAAGGTGGAGTTAAGTCTGAACAAGACTTAATTCTAAGATACCGAACAATGTCATTGATACCAGAGGTTGATATGGCAATTGACGATATCGTTCAAGAAGCAATCTCCTCTAATGATTTAGATGCACAGGTTGGTATCAATCTAGATGCAACTAAACTTTCAGATTCAATTAAATCCAAGGTTAGGGATGAATTCTCAGAGGTCTTAAGACTTTTGAGATTCAACCAGACCTCTTCTGAAATATTCAGAAAGTGGTATGTAGATGGGAGAATGTACTTCCACTTACTAGTTGACCCAAAGAACCCTAAAAAAGGTATCGTTGGATTAAGAATGATTGACCCTCTTCAAATGAAAAAGGTCAGAGAAGTTAGTAAGAAAAAAGATAAGAATGGTGTAGAAATTGTAGACAAAGTAAAAGAGTTCTACACTTATAATCAAAGTGGTTTTGAGAAAAACCAGTCCTATGGTGGACAGGGTGGTCAGACCCTTATGATATCACCAGATGCAGTTGTTTACACTACCTCTGGAATGATGGATGCAAACAGACGAAACATCATCGGTTATATGCACAAAGGATTGAAAGCAGCTAACCAATTAAGAATGATGGAAGATGCACTTGTTATTTACAGAATATCAAGAGCTCCAGAAAGAAGAATATTCTACATTGATGTAGGTAATCTTCCGAAGGCAAAAGCAGAACAGTATCTTGCAGATACTATGACTAGATATAAGAATAAATTAGTCTACAATGCAGATACAGGTGAAATCAGAGATGATAGAAAACATATGAGTATGTTGGAAGATTTCTGGTTACCAAGAAGAGAAGGTGGAAGAGGAACAGAGATTACCACCTTGCCTGGCGGTCAAAACCTAGGTGAAATAGAAGATATTATATACTTCCAAAGAAAACTGTTCAGAAGTTTAAATGTACCTATCTCTAGGTTAGAAACTGAAAGTGGTTTCTCTTTAGGTAGGACAACTGAGATATCTAGAGATGAGGTTAAGTTCTCAAGATTTGT